GATATGAAGCGATAGAATTAGTTAATTCAACATATGCAGATCCGTTTGTGCCGTCGTCAATTCCAATTATCTCCACTTCTTCAACTAAAAGCTGTTTGCCAACATCAGTGGATTTTGCCCTGCTAACAATAACCCCGACTGGGATATTAATAACAAGGCTCTGTCCATCTGCATTCTGGAAAGTGATTGCTAATGATTTTGTAGTCCCTGCTAAAAAGTCTTGGATAAACGTCACGTCATCTACTAAAACATCGAGCTTAACACTCGCTTTAAAGTTTCCTTCTGGAATTACAGACCTTCCAGCGTCGCTATTTAAGTAAAAGCCATCCTCTGCTAAATCTCTTTCAAGTGTAATTGTTGCAGAGCCTATACCATATTCAATTCCTCCCCACGTGATTGAGGAGGATGTGACCTTCATAGTCTTAGATAACGTATAAGTTCCTTCTGTTTCACCTGTAACTTGCTGTCCATTCTTTGCTACTATTTCAACTGTAACCTCAAACTCTCCACTTGCGTTAGCTGAAATCTCGATACTTCTAACTTTACACCCAGTATATTTCTCCTGTATTGAGCCGATTGCTTTTATAATCTCAAATTCTGGGATATCTTTCTCTTTTACTGTGAAAGTATGAGTGTAAGGACCAGTTTCAGATGTCGAAGATGTCGATACAGTCCCAAAGAAAGCGTAAAGTAATTCATCTAAGCCGTCTTCTGGTTTCAGCGGAAGTGTTATACTCCCAGAAGGGGCTACCTTTGCGTTTCTTACTTCTAATGGATGAACTGAATGAATATAATACTCTTCTTCTAAGTCTTTTTCGATGGTTAAATCGTCTTCTTTTGCTAAAAGCCCGATATAAACACCTTTATTACTTATATTGCCCATTTTTATCCATTGATACGCCAAACTTATCCCTCCTTGTAAATTTCAAAACTAAAATCCCTCCTTAAAATTCCAACTTCTTCCAAATAATTCCTATCAATAATTTCAACGAGCTTTAAGTAAAGATCATCAGCTGTTAGCCCGTCCTTATTCTGCTTCGCAAGAGAAATCATCTGATGAGTAATTTCCTCCCTCACAGTCCAAGCAGTATAACTATCACTCCGCAATTTTAAGTATAAAGTTACATCAATCTCGTAAAGCTCATCATATAAGTTCCAACCAATATCCATAGGGTCTATTAACTGTCGAATTCCCCTTATAATCAATGCGGGTGTTTTAAATCTTGCTTTCCCTTGCGTTAGATCCTCCTCGTAATAAACGTTTACCGCTTGAACTGTGTTTAATTTATCCGTATAAGTAATGCCACTAAGCCTAGTTTTTAACTCAGCTCTATAATCACTCATGGCTCAATACTCCTCATCCATTTTATGCTCATAACTGTGTTTAGTTTTAATTTATACACATCTAAGAACTTAGTCTCCTGTTTTTTGATAACAAGCTCATTAGCGCCTAAATCAGTAATCGCAACCGTATCTGGGTTCTGCAGTCTTAAAGTGAGGATGTGAGCAGTAAGCAGATTAACTAAATCATCTAAATCTTCTTTCGTGATCCCATCAGGGATATATGAATATGTTACAAATACCCTTTCTCCATCTGCTGGAGCGTTTAATAGTTTTATAAGTCCATAATCAGCATTTATTTGGTCTATTTGTAAAGTTCGCCACATATCAAAACTTGCGATTGGGTTTAACGCTTCTACTTTAATATCGTTACTCGTAACCTGTCCATCTCCATCCGTATCCGCAACTGGATAATAATTAGTTTGATAAACTAACCTATCGCTCCCTAGCTGTCTTGGCTGTTCTCTGATTATTTTTCCCTGAGTAGTCTTAAGCACAATTCTATTAGCTAACTGCATAACCTGAGCAATCTCTTCATCGCTAACGTCTTCACTCGTTAAACCTGTTAAAGCCCTGATACTTAATAAATCACCGTAAAGCATCACGGTTTCCTCCTAAAAGTAAATTAAATTAAAGAAAAAGAAAAGCTACGCTATCAGGCCTCTGGGTTCACTACTTGTCCAATACCTATTGCTTCAGCTATGCTATTACCGTCGAGATCTGCTTTAACAACATCTACTCCCCAGTATGCGTTAAACACTTCTTTGTAGATGTCATACTCAGGCTCTCTCTTTTCTTCAAATAGGGCTGGTTTTCCTCTTGCTTCGACAACTGCTATAGAGCTATCGAGCACAACCGCAACGACTTGGTTAGGTGTCTTATCCGATGATGCAAAAGGAGCAACTATTACTTTAAGCCCATACACGCTCTTAAGCTCTCCATTCTCATCGACTTCTATTGCATACCTCTTTGTTCCATCTTCATAATCGCTTATAAGTTGTGCTTTAATCTCTTTTGGTATAATAAGATAATCTGGGTTAAGTCCCTTGCTATATCTCATAGTATCAACGAGAGCTTTTAGCTTAGCGTAAAAGTCTGAAAAGTCTCCCGCTGAAGCGAGAACTTCTTTAACGGCTGGAGTATAGTTTGTTCCTGTTGCCGCTCCTAGGTCGAGCTTTTGGGTGATTACTTCATCCATTTTCTCAGCCCATGCATCTGCTAATCTTGAAATAATCTTAGCCTGTAGATCTACAGATGCCTCGTAAATGCTCTGTCCTGTTAGTGGGACCGTAGCAGAATACCTGTTTATCGTCACGCTTGAAGAGAATGGATGATAAGCCGCAAGTTCATTAGCCGCTCCTTCCGCTACCTGAGCGACGGAAATTTTGGGGAATATTCTAACTTTTATAGTATCGCCATCGCCTTTTTGCAGGTCTTCTTGAACTGCAGAGATAATCCCGGCAAGTTTCCTACCAAGAGCTGCCTCATCTACTATTAGCTTAGAAAATACTTCGCTCTTTATAATAGCTGATATATCGCTTGTAGTAGTAGTTGCAAGTTCCTCAAACTCCTTTTGAAGTTTAGCTACATCTACCATTTTCATTCACTCCTCCTTAACATTTCTTTAACTTTCATTCTCAAAATTTCCTCATATTTTTTCCTCGGATCGTCCTCAACGGGCGAAATAACCAAACTCTTACGCCCAAACTTCTTAACGCCTTTCGCAAATTCAACCAAAAACCTTAATTCCTCCAATTCTTTCCCTTTTGGGTCAAAATCGGGGTTAAGCTTCTTTAACTCGTTTATTAGCTCTTCTTTTTCTCTCTGCTCATAAGCGTCTACTTTCGCTTTAGCGTCTTCATAAAGTTTCTTTAGCTCTTCAATCTCTGCTTTAAGTTTAGAAATCTCTTCTTCTTTTTCTTTAATAAGAGCTTCATATTCATCCTTGCAGAATTCAAGCTTATTCTCTTCTTGTTCAATAGTTGCTTCCACTTCTTGTTGCTCCTCCATTTCCGGTATTTCCTCATTCATAACTCCGTCCTCCATTTCAAAAAACTCCTCTTCTCCTTCAAAAAATCTAAACTCTAAAATCTCCCCTTCTTCGCTAAATTTCGCCTCTGGTGGCTGTTTATCGAATTCTTTATAGTGTGCAGATAAGTGTGAGTAAACTTTCTTTTTATCAGCACTTGGGATATTAACGCCTCCCCTTGCTCCCATTAATGCTGCCATTGCGGCTCTAACTCCGTTCCAAACCACGGCGTGGGACTTTGGATCGTGGTGAGGCAGTTTTAATTGTCCATAAGTCTCTGGAGGCATTTTCTCAGCCCAAGCAAAATGCCCTGCTATAGTCCTTTTCTCTGCATCTGAAAGCTCATCCCATCTCTTTGAAGTAAAATCGCTTAGATTTGGTTTACTCCAGGAGCTTTCAGCGTCTTTACCATACTTCCACGGGTGCTTAGGAACAACACCCATCTTTATCCCCTCCTTTAAACCAATACCACAGCCTTTTTCTGGATTACATGCTCCTCTATCGACTAAAGAAGCCTTATCTATTTCTAAATTCCTCGCAACTCTGTTACCTTTATCGTCTGTATCGATATCAGCCCATACTTCAACAGAGACTTCTGGAACTAACCCAGCTTGAAGCCTATTCTTTACGTATCCTAATGCGGCTTTACCTTTTGACGTTTCGAGATTTATAACTGGGATTGCTCTTAGTTTATTGTCTTCAACTCTTGGACTCTCCCACCATCCTACTTCATCCTCAACATCCCTACTATGATTTAATGTAAGCGGAAAAACCTGAGGGACTTTTGCTTTTTCTATTTCTTCGGCTAAGAAGAGAATACCGTTATGCGTTCCTTCGCTAAGTATCGTTGAGAGTGGAAGTTTAATAATTGTGCCTTCTTCTAAAAGTTCGCCCTTATCAATTCCTACTGTTAGTTTTACTTTTTCCTTCGTTATTTTCACCCCCCTAATATTAAACTAAGTATATAACCAAAAAAGCCTCCTGCGGCTAAAATGCTTAAAATAGCCAACCCTGTCTGCTTATCGATAATAATGTTTTTATTATCTAACATATGCATTTTATCGTGGTGAGTAGCCCATAACTCTAACCTAAGAACCCTTTCTTGTAGCGTATCAATTGCCTTTAATCTCTCTTTTATCTCCTGTAAAATCATTTCCTGATTTTCAAGTTTTTCAAAAATCTTTCCAAACTTTTCGTCATATTCTCCGTTCAATCTATCCACCAGCTTATTCCTTGTTGTTTCACATAATTAACTACCTTTTTAACTGCAGGGCGTAAATACGGCTGTGCTCTCATTTTTCTCGTTCCAAACTCGACAAAAGGAGCATATTCTACATTCGTGCCTACATAATGAGTATATTTGTTTTCTTTTCCAGCATGGATAGACGCCCTTAAACGACCAGTTCTAACGGGACAAAGTTCCTTTGCCTCTTTTTCAACCATTAAAGCTATTATCTCTATTTTTTTATCCAGCTCTTCTAACTGCTGTAGCTTCTTATTAAGTGATTTAAACCCAATTAATTCGATGCCAGTCAAGCTAAAACACCCCAATATTGGCTTATTAGCTCTATAACTGCCTTAATAATCTCTTTAAAGCTATTTTGAAGATGTCTCGCAAATTTTGCCTCTATCCTCTTGACGTTTAACTCCCCCTTTCTACCAAAATGATAATGCCGTCTTAATTCCTTTTTTTCAAAAACTGGAACAATCGTGCATCTACAATTAGGATGAAGAGGAGGAGCTTGTTCTCCAGACGAAAAAGGCTTATCTATCTCCGCTATTTCTCCATTCATCGCCTCACATTCTGGGCAAGTCCTATCATCAAAAGCAGTAAGCCATTGTTTGTATTTCACTACTCCGCTTTTTTTATACCCCTCTAACCTTCCATAATTACTTGCTCTCATTACCTCAGTTCTTGCGATAGTGTTTAATCGCCATTTCTTTCTTGTAAAACCTACATCTCTCAACTCTTTCGCTACTTTTTGCATACTTTTACCGTCTAAAATTCCCTGCCTAACCACTCTCCGTATTTCCTTTCTTACATCCTCTCCTACGCCTGTAATCAGATCAAAAGTGTATTGCTCTAAAAATTCAATGCTGTGAGGATCCGGAGGAATATCAAAAGTCCAACCATATTTTTTGAGATCTGAGTTAGCTTTATCGAGCCCTTTCTTATACGCTTCTTCTATATACTTAATACTACCTTCCTTAGTCGCCTCGAGCATATTATACAGTAGATCATCTACAACTTTAAACAGAATATCGAGATCAGGCTTAGCCATGAGCATACCTACCTCTTTTGACTGGTGTGCCGTATCTCTCCATCAATTCCTCTTCTTCCAAAGGGGGCAGGTTAAGATATTCTCTTGCTTCATTAACGCTTATAACTCCGCTCATAAGAAGAAGGTCTATTGCCTTCGCTTTTGTAGCTAAAACCTCTGCTTCGCTCTTTTCATCAGCGTAAATCTCGTTCCATACGATATCATAATCTCCGCTAATTCCTCTCGCTTCAAGCTCCCAGTCCAGTAATCTCGTAATTATCGGTGTAAATCTTACTTGAAGGTCTTTTAGATCACTATAATAATCTCTTAAATTAGTTTCAGCTGTGCTTAATGTTCCGTGCCCTGATCCAAGCAAAACGGTATAAGGAACTCCTACTCCTCCAGCTATCTGATAGATTAAATGCTCTGAATAAGGCTTAATATCTAAAGCCTTTCCTCCCTCTTTAATATCCACTTCTACCATTTCGGGAGTAACGAAACGACCTACATCTTCCATTTTCGCAAAAGCCTTTGCCCATTCATCTAATAGTTGCTGAGTAACACCATCACCTTTTAAAGTAGCAGTTATAATCTGAGAGATCACTTTTTTGGGTATTTTTCCAGACGCTTTATCTAGCGTTATTTTGGCTTCAATAACATAAAGCATCGGTTCTATAACACCGATTGGTCTCTTTCCATCGCCTATCGTATCGTATTTAAATTCAATTATCCGTTTTGGATGAATTTTGAGCCCATAACCCGGCAGTTCGTTTATTCTCTGCTCATAATAAAGCAGTTCTCCATAATCTTCTTTTTTAGGATCAGACTGGTAAACTGGGCAAATTGTCTTTGGATCTATTAATTCAATCCCTATGATTGGCGTTTTAGGAGGCTCTTCCTCAGCTCTTCTATCATCGTTTTCAAAGATTATCTCTAAGTAACCAACGCCATAGATCATTGCGTTTTTAAGCAGGTCAATTAATTTATTTTTCAAGTCTGTTTTATCCTCGAGCTCATAAAAGGCTTCTTCTATTGCTTCGTTTTCTGTTATAATTGTGATCCATCTCTCAAAAGTATCATGGCTTCGTTTCAGTATTCCCTTTCTGGTTAAGGGCTCACTTAAATAAGCATTCTCACATAAGATTAAGAGCTCTCTATCTAAAGCATATGCTTTTGTTGTTAATTGTGCATATTCCAAAGTAGATGAGTTTGATTTTCTAAGTTCTACTGGAGGCTTAGGCACTTGCTTTTGTTTAAATAAACCTTTTAAATCAATTTTCATCATATATCCTCCTCTTTTTTAATTAAAGAGTATAACTTTATTATCGCTCCAATATCAGAATTAAGCAATTTAGCCGTTAAAATCAATGAAACTAAATTATACTCGCCGGAAATAGTGAGCAATTGACGGATTACATCAATTTGATCGCTTAACCCTAACGTGTCGAGGATTTGTTCCGTTAAGTAAGCGCTCCCTTGCTGGGCTTCGTTTAACATTATCTCAGTTAAAAGAGAAGCTGTTAAATGATAAGTAATAAACTCGTTTAATGCTATGTTGTCATACAGTATAATTTTTAATTCTTTTATGATTGTATCTAATAGAGTTATTGCCTCGCTATAGCTTATACCAATCCTCCTCTCAGTCTTTTCGCTCAGATGTATGTTCTCTATATTTTGTATGAAGGCAGTATAAACTTTCGTTAAAAGCTCTTGCAAAACAACGCTGTCTACTAATGCGCTTAATAAATTAAGCCTTCTCTCCTCTGAAAGAGATAATGTATCTACTATATACTGCCCGCTTCCTGATTTTAAATCTACATTTTCAATTAAGTTTACTAAATCAGATAGTATTTTATTTATTAAACTTGTGAATGCTGTTACTTCATTTATATTAATGCTCTCTTTCAAAATGCTGTTTAACTGCTTAATATAAAA